ATTAAATAATGGTGAAGTATGGATTGGTTCAACTGGAGGAACTCCATTAGCTGCTAATATAACCGCTGGCACTGGTGTCACTGTAACGAATGGTTCAAATACTATTACGATTGCTGCATCAGGCGCTGGCATGACATGGAATGTTCCGACTGGAACAACACAAGCCGCAGCCGTTAATAATGGTTATATTGCAAATTCAAACGCAACGGGAGCATGCGTTATAACGCTTCCAGCAACTGCAGCTGTAGGATCATTGATTGCTGTTCAAGGATTAGGCTCAGAAGGATGGACACTTACTGCCAACACTGGCCAAACCATTCAATTTGGTAGTATAGCTTCAACATCAGGTGGTTCATGGTCATCGACCAATCAATATGATTCAATTTGGGTGATCTGTGCAGTGGCTAATACAACATGGCTTGTGATTACAAGTGTTTCCGCTGGCCTAACGAAAGCTTAAGGATTAGCTTATGACTACACAAAACATGATAGAAAGTCCTTATTCAGCCACTCCCACGGCAAGCACAATATCGCAGTGGGACTCAAATAAGAACTTGTCAGCTAATAATCACATTGAAGCTTATACAACCACAGTAACGAGCGCCTCAACTGTTACTCTTACAGTGGGAAGTACTTACCAACAATATTTTACTGGTAGCACAGCGCAAACGGTTGTATTGCCTGTGACCAGTACTTTGACCTTAGGTTTTCAGTTCCAAATTGTTAATAATTCCTCTCAAACATTAACAGTGGAATCTTCTGGTACTAATACTGTTTTAGCGATGGCTGCTGATACAGCTGCTTATTTTACTTGCATCTTAACATCAGGAACTTCTGCGGCATCATGGAATTATGAATATAATACCCAGACAGCAGGGTCAGGAACGGTGACATCCGTTGCTACAAGCGGTCTTGCTACGGGTGGCACGATTACAACAACGGGAACGATTACTGTTACAGCAGCAGCAAAAGCAGATCAGGAAACAGCTACAAGCTCATCGGTAGCCGTTACGCCTGCTGTACAGCAGTATCATCCATCAGCATGTGGTGCATGGGGTTATATTACGAGCCCATCAAGCTCACCTCCAACTATTTCAGCGAGTTACAATGTGACTTCTATTACGAGAAATAGTACGGGTACCTATACAATAGTATTGACTAACGGTTTTAGCAGTGCAGATTATGCAATTTTGGTAACCATTTGGGATGGTATAGCGCTTGCCAAGGCTGTGATTACAAATGGAACCTCTTTTGTGGTGACTACGGCCTCTCGTTCTGCTGGTTCAGTAGCAGATCAAGCATTTTATTTTTGCTGTTTCGGCACTCAATGATATTTGCGCCCCTATTCAGGGGCGTTTAATTCATCCTGTAATACTTTCATCAAGTCTAGTCCTGAATGCACTACATTATGGATAACACGATTCTCAGTTTGCATTGCTTTAATTAATTCAAGGTTAGTAATAATTTTATTGGTTAGTTCTTTTATTAGTTGTTTATTTTTTATCATTTTCATCCTTTATTATCTCCGGTAATCCGAGTTACCGGCCTTATAGTAAAAACAGTAATTAAAAAATACATTTTTAATATTCTTGTATAGTTTTATTTCTGGTCAATAAAATTGCACGACCAAAACACTATATATAGTATTTTGGTCACTTATTTAGTTGATCATACTTCCATGATTTTTCATCCAATTCTTGCCAGCACTCAAAACAAAATGATCTATAAGGATGAGTATAAGAATGTCCCCTGGTTCTTGCCAATTCTTTTCCACATGGGCATGTATGAATTATCGTAGGGAACATTTCATTGCATTTATCACAAGTGTGAATAGTATCATTATTAAATGCTGTCATTTATTTTCCTTTGGAGCATCTGGAAGTGGCATCCAATGGGTTATTAAATGTGAAGGAATATTATATACATTTTGTGATCCTATTTGGTCTCCAAGGATCATATGAATTCTTGGCGCATAATGACTAAATCCAGCAAATTGAAACCATTGACCATCACCTGAATATGCGCCTTGAGTCACACGACCATTAAAATAAATAATTATATCCATAGAGCATCTTTCAGGAACGTCAGGCAATCTATCTTTAACGTTTATCCAGTTATTCATGCACGTCTGTTCCACATTTCAATTGCCTCATATTCAGTATATAACCACGGTGATTGCATTTTACAAATATCATTCCAGCAAACAATTTTGTATTTTTGAAATTCATGCAGTTTATTATCAATAATTACAGATGCATGGTATCCACAAAATGGACATGGTTTCTTTTCAAGATCGTTCATTCCTTCCCCCATCCGCCCCAGAATTTATAAGGTTATTTTCGAGTAAGTAAACTAACATTTTGGATAAGGCGTTACATAAATTAACGTCATAAATAATATAATCTAATTTATCATTGTCATTATATCTTATATAAGTCACATGCCATTTTTTATCATCAGAATAATGTAACTCCCATTTTATATTTAATTCATATGGATAAAATTTAAAATTACTATCAATTTCTTTTGGTAAAAGTTGGATCAATTCAGCTGCAGTAAAAGCTGAATAATTGGTATCTATAAAAAATGGCATTTCACTCCTATAAACAATCCCTCCAAGAGTGAAATAAAATAAACTACTTTGTTTAACGCCTAATTCTTTTAATCTTTTAGATAATTCAAGAGAGCATACTTGTTTCTCTAACTTCATCATCTACACCTCTGAATCAATTTTAATAATTTACGACCTTTTCCTTCTTTAACTAATTCGTAAGGCGCTTTATCGCCTAGCGCTTCGCATTTACTTAACCACCATGCATTAGTTTTATCTTTATCATATCCAAACATCTCCAGGGCATATGAATATACTTTGGCATATGTTGTCCGGCGTGGACAGCTTCGGTAATCTTGTGAAATCATTTTAAACCCTCATACTTAATCATGAAATCCTAATTTGCATTTTATCTTATGCAGTAATTTCATTTCGCGGTCATCTCTTTATAATATTCTAAGACCGTTGATTCTATCATGAGCATTAAAGTATCAAGTTTGTCACTTCCTAAATATCTATTTATGTTATGAGACAACCAAACCTCAGCATGCCATTCATTATTAAAAGTCATAAATTCAATATCAATTCTTATTTTCATTTCGCTGTCATCTCTTTATATTTTAATTCTATATCTTTAAAATTATTTAAACATTTTGTACAAATATGTAATCCACCATTATAAAACTCTAATTTTGAGTTTTCATCGTACTTAAATCGTATTATATCAATGTAGCATATACAGCATTTAGCAGTTTGATAATATTCGCTCATTTCGCGATCATCCAATGAACATGATTAGTTAAATCATTTCTATGAAAATTTATCATGCATGTTAAACAAACTAATTGGTCGTATGGTTCAAAATCAGGGTAAAACCATAATAAATCTGTCATCGTCATTTCGCGGTCATCTTCCTTAGAGCTAGTTTGAGGTCGTCTATTTTTACATATGCAACAAGTCCATTAGATGAATTCGGTTTAATTAATATGCCAACTTCATCTTCATTATTCGCAGAACAAATACTTACATTTTCATCAAGTTCAATTATCACTTTCATTCCTTAAAAATCCTTGTAATTCGTGCAATATTTTAATTCAATTAAATGGTCTGGATATCTTTTAACTTCTTCTCTGAACATAACAAATGCCTGAGCTAAATCATCAGTGCAATGCTTGGTTTTCATTCCAGTGTTAAAGTGTATAATAATAGTATATTTCACGATTTATTCATCACTTTCATGGGTTTCCTTATTTATAACAAATTCATTTGTAATCTGAAAATGAACACCTTTCACGTCTATCTCAATTTCATTATTAATATGATATTTTATAATTAAATTATCGGGGGTAATATTATATTTTTCACATAAAGACTTACATTCATTTTCAACTATTTCAGCGTGTCTTTTAGCTAATTCTTTGGACTTCTCAATTATCATTTTTTGTATATCCATCTCAAACCCTCACTTTTTCAACGTTACCATTATTTCCATCAAATAAAATGAAATCATAATCAAAGAAACGCTTATAACGGGTAAACATATGCAAATAATCATTTCCATCTCAAACCCTCACATATCGTTTGCAGCGTTTGCATTGAAAAAAATAACCTATCGACCAACGCCAACCAATATCATTTACATGATAATCATGACCCTTGAAAAAGCAGATTAATTTGTTAATCATTTTATACTCTTACATATCGTTTGCAGCGCGAACACCAAAAATAATTTTTATTAGCAATTTCAATTCCGCCTACAAAATCCATCCAATACCTAGTTGTTTTTACATCCTTCTTATCAATATCATGACCGAACAAAAAGCAGATTAGGCGGTTAATCATTATATTTCAATCTCATAAAAATTGTATTCAGCTTCAGGATAAAGCTCTTTCAAATGTTCTAAATTTTCTCTTGCGGTACTTGTGCTGTATAAATTAACTACTTCTTTATCATGAACGCATTTATAAGGTTGTTTAGCTATTGCAATCCACAATTTCATTATAATTTCCAAGTATGTCCAGTATCAGGTACAAACGTCATCGCATAACCATGCTCGCCGCCGCCAGCGCTATTGTCACTGGCAACTATCCAACCGTTTGGAACTTCCATTCTCCATGTATGACAAGTGATAACTCTATTTGTACATTCCCATGATGCTGCATAACAATTAACTGATAATAAAAATAATATTATTAATTTTTTCATTTCTTATCCTTCTTCATTTCCTTGATAATATCCTCAAGTTTAAGATTAAGTATCTCGCTTACTTGATTAGGGATATTACTATTAGATAAATAGCTACTGCCTAGCATCATGTACATTGTAGTTTGTCTGAATAATAGCGGTTAAAAATAAAGAAATAAAAAATACCCAAGATTTGCCAAACAAATATTTTATAAGCTTAGAAACTACTTCATGTGATTCCTTGTCATCAGCAGTTATAACCCAAGCAAATATCATGATTAACGATGTTAAAATTGAAAGTAGAACTATACCTGCAAATATTCCTCGCAAGCTGTCTATCATATCAGTCAAATACAATAATAATGTCAGGCTCATTTCCTACTCCTAAAATATATCCATGAATAAAACGGAACAGCAATAAAAATTACTATTAAAATAGGTATCCATAATGGCGACATTACCCACCACCATGACCAATCAATAATATTAGTAAGTTTTAATCCTATAAATAAGACTAGCAATAAAGTAGGAAAAAGTGACGAATCGTAGTTCATATTTCATCCTTAAGGTTCTATTGAAACTCAACCATCTATTTTAATTAATTTCCATCCAAGTCTATTTGCTTCTTTCTGGTAAAATTCTCTTAATTGTTCATCATTATAATTTACATAAAAGTCATTCATTAAATGGGTTCTATACCATTCATAAGCGCCTATCCATCCATTATTATTGCCTGTTATTGACAGGATTTGTTTTTCTGTTAAATATCTACATGCTTTTTCTAACATCATTTCAAGATGATTTTCCCATGACATTTCTGGTTGTTCGTATATACATGGCATATTTAATCCTTAAATTTGGTGGCAATTGGCCGGAATTGCACCGGCTAGACTTGGCTAAGTTCATACGCTTTCGCGCCCGCAAGTCCGAAACAAGTCTATGCTTGCCCACCGCGCTTCACTGTCAGCACCGCAATTGCCGTAAACTTTTGTACTCAACTTGATACAAGATTATATTGTGTCAAGTTGACTACATAAACTGGTGGCCTTATTTTTCCTATCCTTACATGGCTCGGTGAGCGCGTGTCTTTTGAGACTCCGCAATTGTCATATGCTCAAAGTACTACCCAGATAAGTATCGTCAGGCCATAAACCATTTCATCGTCACTCGATAAAACGGTCAGTCGCTCAATGGCAGCAAATCGGCTGGAGGTGATTCAAGACCCTGTTAGCGTTCGTCTAACAACGTTATTTGCTGCCGGTACTCTTTATGTAATTGCCTTGATCGCCCACATGACAGATTGTTCTAAATTTGTCTTTGCTAAAGCCATGCAACGTTTATCAATTTCTATTCCGCTATTACTAATTTCATCTAATTGCTTTTCTAAACCTTCCGCTATTTCTTTAATAAATAACATAGATGTTTTTTGTAGTTCTGATAATTGCTTATATTCTTTTCTAAATGTATCGTTCATTTTAAAATCCTTAAATTAAAAAGGTAAGTCTTGATCTAATTCACTATCCTTAAACCCATTCGCATCAGGCAAAGGTTTCATGCCAGAATGTTTAACTTCACGATCAGATAAATAATCATCTACTGAGTTTTTATTTGGATAACAAGATCCCTCTGGTTTTCCTTTAAGCTTATCGCCTGGAATGATATTACCTTCTTGCATTCTAATTTTGACTCTTACACTTCTGCCTTTTAACAAATCAGGGCATAATTTTTTAGATTCATATTCAGCCAAAACCCCTGCTGATTTACAGCAATTAATAACTTTCCACATCATCTTTGGAGTAAAAGTCAGAAAGTCCCTTACTTCATTTTTATTGCCTCTTTCGTCATAGACATGCAGATACACTTCAAACATTGGGTTGCCACTGCTTTGAGATATTTTATCAATGCAGTCAAATATGACTGCATCATAGTTACCATCTTCCAAAAGGCTGTACCTTTCTTTTTGTGCATCAGCTTCACTTATTTGGTCATATTCAAACATTACGCGCTTTCCTTAATTTTAGATTTGAGATGGTCAATAATTTTATCAATTACATCGCTGGATAGTTCTTCAAATGTTTCAGCATTGTGCTTTTCAAGCCATTTGGTGTAGGTTTCTTCCGGTATTTTGAATAGGTCAATCAATCGCAAAACTTCATCAACCTGTTTTTTGCTAGCCAACTCTTGCGTTGTTACATCCTTTTCTATAGACTCCGCGCCGTATCGCTTTATGACTTCATCATAATTAAAAGAAAAGGTCTCATTCATTGGAAACTCATCAATTCGCGATTTTTTCGTTACAGCAACAAACTTGTCTCCTCGGACTTGGGTTTCAAACACAAGGTCGAACATATAGCCTAGACGATTGTAACACGCATAAGTTTGACCTATTACAGACATATTATTCCCATATTCCTTTTTCGCCTGACATGTAACGATTACATTCATATCAATCCGTAAGAGTAAGTTAACTAATAACTTCATCTTTTTGTTGGCGGCAGTCACGTGCCGTCCAAATTCATTTCCTACAACGCGCTCACATTCAGCTTGCAGATTGTCATACGGAATTGTTAAAGAATCAATCACTAGTGTCTTAAAATCATGCTTGGTGGACATTAACTCCTTGACCTGAGAAAGTATTTCTTCAAAGTCTCCTGACGCCAATACTGAGCCGCCTTTTTCATCTATCATCTTGGCGTATTTCTTTTTTGATGACGTGTCCTCAGTATCAATATAAGCCGTATTAGGAAACTGACACGCACATGTTGATTTACCCGTACCCATTTCACCGTAGAACATTGCTTTCAATCTTTGTTGTTTGATTTCTGGTTTTTTGAACTTAAGCATTAAACACCTCTAATTTATTAATTTGACCATCTAACATTGCACAAGCTTGATATTCCATTGATTTGCTATATTCTTCCAAATCCTTAATCATTTCATAAGAAACATCATGAACATGAATTGAAATAATATCTAAAATTTTACTAAAACATTTTTCATGCCCTTTCATATAAGCATTTATTTCTTGTGGACTCATCTCACACCTCACTAAAAATTGAATTTTCACTTTCACTTTCATTTCTGTATTTATAATTTTCTTTGCAAAAGTAACATTGCTCAAAACAATCATCTCTGTAATGCGCGTCTTGCATATCTAGGAAATATTCTCCGCTTTTACTCATCTCACACCCCATTATATTAATTTATGTTTTTTTATTGCATGATCCGGGATTAAATCTGATTCTTCGCATAATTGAATTGCATCTTCTTTATTTTTAAATACAGCCATTATTTTTTGCGTATCTCCCCAGTCTTGTATATCTATTACAATATAAACATCCATCTCACACCCCATCACTTATTTTTTCAATTATTGGACCGATTGTTTTATAAAATTCACTTTCCCAGTTTTCTTTATAATCTTGGCTAGCTAAAATAAAAGCCTCTTTTTTATTTTTAGCTATTACTTCCACTTTCTTTGTATAAATCAACAAATCACGTATTGTTACTCTATATTTTTTCACGCTAAACCCCATCACTAATTAAAATTAAACATTCATAAATTATTAAAAATAAAAGGAGCGTCCCTGCTCCGGTTAGGCAAATTTGCTTCATAGGCTGCATCCTGTATGCCAATGGAAATCACCGCAATTGCTTCCCTTAAAATCGTCATCCTCAAATATTGCCAAGTTACAAAAATAACAATCGCTGTATTTCACCTTTTCAATATAATCCTCAATTGCTTCCTCTCTGGTATCGCCCATCCCCACCGGACAATTTGAGTCCGGTGCGCCGCAATAATTTTCGTCTGTTACCGCCCAATATGACCATGTCTGTTCAACGTTTACCTTGAGTCCGCCAATGATTAAGTTACTCATTTGTAACTCCTCATCTCTTCCATGTCTTCCTGATAAACTTCCGATGAATTTTCACTAATCATAATTTCTATGAATTTACTATGCTCCCAGAACTCCGCTTCAAGGCGAGTAGGGGACGAAATAGCTTCCGCATATTCGAACGGTTCTAATATGTGAGAGAGGACTAGTTTTTTATCAATGGTATCGAAGTCACGCAGGTCTACAGTGTAATCACAGCTATTGTATTTGCCATGCTCACGAATGAGATTGTGAATCAATTTAGTTAAGGCTTCGCCTTCCACTGTGAACCTAGCTCCTGCCCGGTCTTGCGTAATGATGTGAAACTGATGTAAAGTTGAGCTAATCATTTAGACTTACTCCCAAGTTGGTTAATTGATAAGCTCTGGTTAACCCCTGCAAGGGTTTATCAGAGCGCCTTAAGTTAGGCTGACCATTTATTAACTTTTTCTAATTCATTTTCTAAATTTGTATACACAAAATTTTCTGTATCTATTCTTAACTCCGAATCATCTTCTAATATGAAAATATTGGTCGTATTTGTGTCTGATTCTGTACAATCTTCAGATCTTATCCATGGATAAGATCTACAAAAATTCAATGCTTGATCGCGTGTATTTATTGTGAAAACTGTTTTCTTCAATTCAGATGCCTGTGTCATTTTCTTTCTCTCCAGTTCGTTAGTTGATGAGCCTATGATACCACGGTATCAGACCGTGTCAACATATTATTACTTCTTTCATTCTTTTTTTTGTATTTATTTAGCCTCTCAACAATAATCTCATTTACTGACATTTCCCTTTCAATGGATTTATATTTAAGAAACGCCCAAGTTTCCTTTGGTAATCGTAAGCTCATTGTTTTTAATTTAATCATTTCCTCATCCTTTATAAGTATTTACATTTAATGGTAGTATGGTATCGTTGTATTTCACTATAATCAAGGATTGATTTATGGATAAAGCGGAATTGTCAAACCGTTGGGCATTATATGAACAAGAAAAGGCTAAACTGGCCAAAGAGAATTTAACACCAGAGGAATATACCCGAAGGATTGTTGAAATTTGTAATGAACTAGAATTATGAGGATTTATGATAAAAGCTTATTTTGATGGGGCGTGCCAACCGATTAACCCCGGCGGCACTATGTCTTATGGATGTATCATTATTCAGGATGAAAAAGAGATTAAAAGGTGGGGCAGAATATATGTCCCTAAGAAAGAAATAAAATCCACTAATAACCTAGCCGAATATGCTGGATTAATTGCAGTTTTATTACATCTTGAAAATAACAAATTAGAAAAAGAAGAAATTCAGATTTATGGTGATTCCAAATTAGTCATTAAACAAATGCAAGGTGAATGGCGAATTGATGGGGATAAACCCTATGGATATTTAGGTATTAAAGCAGCCGAAATAATACAAAAATTTCCCAAGATAAAGTTCAAATGGATTCCAAGAGAAGAAAATTATAGTGCTGATGCTATGGCAGAAAGTGCATTGATACAGGCTGGTATCAAGTTGAGGCAATTTTAATGGAATTTTTAGAAGAACTAGAAAAAGAAATGCGCGCTCATAATGTATTTGTCAGCGAAAAAATTAATCTCAGTAAAAAGAAACAGCGGTTAAGAAGAGCAAATCATACCAGTGGAAAAGATATATTTGTTTTCATACATGGAAATTTTGAGGGTGCGTCTTATGGGGATTGGCGTGATGAAGATACGTGGAAAACATGGTGGTTAAATGACTGGAACAAATTAACTCCTTCTGAAAAATATGAAAGAAAAAAATTAATTGAAGTTTATAAAACTGAACAATTAATTGAAAAATTAGATTCGCTTAAAGAAGCAAAAAAGATATGGGGAAAAACAATTGAAGCTGACAATGACCATGCTTATTTATCCAAAAAACAATTATGGCGAGCGCCTTATGCCAAACAATTTGAAGATAGATTAGTCATTCCAATTTATGATCGCTTTGCTGACTTGCAGGCAATTCAATATATTTATCCCACTGGATATAAACATCCTGAACCGGGTACAAGTTATAAACATGGACATCTTTTACTGGGTGAAGAACTAACAGAAATTACTTATATTTGTGAAGGTTGGGCAACGGGTGTTTCAATTTATGAAGCAACCGGAAATAGCGTCATTGTCACTTTTACTGCAAGTAATATATTAGCCATTGCTGATTTATTTAAATCACGTTTTCCTGAAATTCATTATCATATTTGCGCTGATAATGATTCTTATGGATTAAAAAATGTTGGCTTTGAATTGGCTGAAGAAGCAGCAAAGTTCACAGGATCAACTTTATTAATACCTCGATTTGATCATTTAAAATTTGAAGGAAAACCTACAGATTTCAATGATTTAATGTGCATAGCTGGTATTGAGGAAGTTGAAAAGCAATTGAGGAAAATGAGCTAGAAGTGTAAGCTTAAATTTCTACGGGGAGGTGACACTCCCCACAGAATCACAAGTCCTTTTTGTATCCTTGGAAACATTGCGTTTCTGAGCAGAGGATTTCTTTAAACCATTCAAGGGATATTTTAAATGTTGTGAATACAAATGCAACATTTTTATACTCTTATGAGGCAATCATGTCAGATTATAAAGATACTTTGTCGGGTTCAAAAACTTCAGAAAATATTACTCCCATCCAAAAAATCAATGTAGAAAATTATAAACTATTAGATGTAGAACATATCATTAATGATAATCCACCACCTATTGAATATATATTTGATCCTTATTTACCCACTAAAGGCATTGCTTTTATTTATGCTGCTCCCGGGATAGGTAAAACTTTATTTACGATGAACCTTGCTTATGCTATCGCTCAAGGTGGTCGATTCTTAAAGTATTACTGTAAGAAACCAAGGAAAGTGCTTTATGTAGATGGTGAAATGTCATATCAAATGATCAGGGAAAGATTAATTAATATCCACAATGAGCAAGGTGAATTATTTTTCAAAGAAAACTTTCAAATATTAAATCCCGAAAAACTTTACCCTTATACCATCCCACAAATGGATACTGTTGAAGGTCAAATGATTTACAATAAAATTGTTGAAGAAAATAATATTGAAGTCATTATTTTTGATAATTTATCTGTTTTAACATCATTTGACGAAAATAAATCCCATGAATGGAAGCCTATTCAGGATTGGCTAGTTTCATTACGTTCTAAGGGTTTAACATCTATCATAGTCCACCATTCCGCTAAGGATGGTCTTGGATACCGTGGAACATCCAGAATGCTAGTTCCAGCAGATATTGCCATTTCACTTCAACATGTTGATGAAGATGAAAAGATGGATGATGATGATCAAACTTTTATCAAAAAATTTAAAGTAATATATCAAAAGACGCGGGGGTTTGGTGGTGAGAAAGCTAGGTCTTATGAAGTCAATCTGCAAAATAATGTATGGTCATTTCAAACGTTAGAAAAATCTCAATTGGATATGGTTGTTGAAAAAGTAAATTTGGGAATGTCTTATGGCGATATTGCCAAAGAAATGAACATACATAAATCTCGAGTACAAAGAATTGTTAACAAAGCACGATCCTTGAAACGACTTCCTTAGCAGTAATATATAAATTCGATACGAATTGGCTTTAGCCCAATAACCATGGGGTCTGAAGCCGTATCGCTGTTGCGATACAGAGGGCGATACGCGATACAGTTCCGTATCGGTTCTGTATCGGTCAATCGATACGGTTATTTTTATTATTAATCATATACATATATATATATGTATCGAAAAATTATCTTCCCCCGCGCGAGCGCGTTCATTATATGCAAAAATAAGGATTGAAAATGATGGAACGGTCATGGATGGAAAAACGAAAAGAGATTTACAGGTTGATCAAAAAAATATCAGATCATTATGGTGGGGATGATGGGCAATGGTTAAAAGAATATGCAAAAGGGATGGTGGAAAAAAATAAAGAAAATTTGGATGTTGCATTAGAATGCTTTCGTGATTTAGAAAAACAAATTAATCGTGAAACAATTTCGTGAAACATATTTGATGATTGAATAAATGCCCAATATATGAACATAATCAGTTACCGAGTATTCCTCGGTAACTCAAGGAGAGGCAATGGAAGCCGAGATAAACAGTTTTACACGGAAGTCGAAGAAATACCGAACGAAATACTTTGATCAGCTGGACAAGTTATTTGGAGAAGCCGCTGGGATTAAGCCGGTTGATCATGAATTACGATCTCAGGAAAGTAAACGGTGTTTAAAGGGTCAGGATAAAGATCGCGTATAACGAAAATTTGGAGGCTAGGATGCCTGTTGCGAAAAGAAGTTTGGCGCATATACCGACTGAAAACATGGAACAGACCAAATTGGCCACCTGGATGACTAATCGTGGCATAAAATTTTACGCTATCCCGAACGGGGGCTACAGACGGCCTACTGAGGCCAGACGCCTTAAGGCTGAGGGCGTACAGTCTGGAGTGCCTGACATCTGCGTACCAATTCCCTCCGGTCAGTATCACGGCCTTTACCTTGAGATTAAACGCACAAAAGGTGGTAAGTTGTCGGAAAATCAGATATACTGGCTGGCTTTTTTGAGAGAAAAGAATTATTATGCGGAGTGTGCCCATGGCTTTGACGAAGCAAAAGAGATAGTTACCCGCTATCTGGCTTTGAACAAACCAGCGGCATAACCGTTTATGATTATGCTTTAAAACTTCCTTTTAAGTTGTGGATGCCCCGGTTTGTGCGAGCCGGGGTCTTTTTGGAGAGAATATGGATTTTTTTCTAGGCGGCATTACAGGTTTTGTCTGCGGTTTCGGTCTTTTATACATCCAGTATCACAAGTCTGAAATGTCAACGATGATCTTAAACATGGGCATCGAGATTGATGCCATCAAGAAAAAATGTGATACTCTCCTTGAGACAGTAAAAAAACCTTCATGATATTCACATCCCTAGTAATGCCCGTTTCATCCACGGGCTTTTTTTGTCAACCTTATTTAAAACATTGTCAACAATGACCATTTCTCGATGTTGTAAAAAAGAAGTTT